CTGGTAATGCAATAGCTCCACCACCATATACAGCTGTACCATATATTGAGGATCCGTAAACACTAGTACTGCCAGTAAAGGAGTTTGATATGTGGAGTCCATACTGGCTTGTCCATAAATTAGATTGGAATGCGTATGATGCTGTGAATATTGTAGATCCAGTTTCAAGTGCTCTACTTCCAGTAAACGCCTTTCCTGCTAACACATCCTTACCATATACACCATCATCATTATTAGATCTTTCGCTATACCTTGACGTTATTATTACTGGTATTATTGCTTGATAATAGTCATATGGAATGCTATCTATTAGATATGGATTTGATATTGCGTTACCACTACCACTTCTTGCCCAAGTTAAGAATCTATACTGAGTTCCCTCTACTCTAGTGTCTCGACCATAGCTTGATACTCCTAAGTCAACAGCTCCAGCCATGCTTCCGCTAGTTGACGGGTTGTCATCTATACCTTGGCGAGTAAACTCATTAGCATAGCTATCATCAAAGGTTGGTACTAGCGATGGATTGATTCCATCTACTACAACGTAGTCATAATCTTCTTGATCAGGTTCTGGAATGATCATGTCAATACCAGCACGTGGGGCTTCATACTCTCGTCCTGGATAAACAACTGTGTCATTGTATTCTGCAGCTTTTTGTTGATCGCCGCTCAGAACTATGTAATCACCTTCATCACCTCCTATTTTTCCTTCAGCAACATATCCGTTATTTGCCCAGTATGGTTGATCTCTTTCTGGTTCTCCATCTCCATCTTGAACTGCACCTCCAGGTGTCCAAATTGCATCTGGACCTACGTCTAGTGATGTCGAATAGTGTAACTCTTCATATGATGGTGGTGCCAGTCTAACCTTTGCTCTTTCAATTATTGTAGGCTCTACTACTAATCCAACTTGTGTATTTGCTCTATGTGGAACAAATTTCTTAATTAACTGGAATAATGATGCATCGTAGTACTGTAATAATCTTATGTAGTTTTGAGGCTTATTTCGTCCTGATGTAAACTTTTTACTATACTCTCTCTTTAGCTCATCCAAACCTGGATACGTGTCTAGGGATAGGTAGCTAGGATCTCCAATGTAATCGTCAATACTAATTCCACCAAACTGCTCTGCAATATCTTGATTGATTTCGTTCTGTGGTGATAGGTATATTCCTAAGCGAGGGCTGTCTGGTGGCTGATTATCTGCTAAACTACGCTGTACGCTGTTGTTCCGGTAAAGAATATTACCCTCCGTACCAACTCCACCACCCGCTGTAAACGTATCTTCAATTCTAATCTTATTGCTAACACTTCTATTACCACCTAAGTCTGGCCACTCAAGCGAGTGAATTTCTACGATTGGTTCGTATAGTGAGCCCGAAGATGGTGATACAAAGTTAAAAAACGAAGCAGATCTAGGAACACTACTAACAAACGACTGACTCCACTGATTTGGGTGCTGTGACATAAGACTTGCAGTACTGCTAAAGTCTATTTTTTTGTTGTCTGAACCTAGGCATAACCTATAGGCAAGATCGTAATAGCTTGAAGTACTGCCAGTATACACATCGTCCGTGTTTCCTTGATAACTCGTAGGTGCTAGTGCATGGTTGTTAAGAATATCGTCACTAAGGGCTTTTGACCAGTATCGGAACTCTTGAATGCTACCAGATAGGATTCCCATAGATTGCGACTGCGCATATGTAAACGATCCAGAGCCAGGAATCCATACGTGTCCTACTGCTACAAACGACGTGTTATATGAACTGCTCGTAGCACCATTAACATATAAACTAGCTGTTTGAGTCGATACAACCTTATTGTAATTTGTTTTCTTTACAATGAGGTTGTATGTTTGGTTTGTGCTGGCAAGATCGCTTGATACACTACGCTGTAATGTGATGCTGTGAAAAGTTCCATCATATATTGACGAGCTTACGCTTGCAGTAGCCCAGGTACTTAGTGTGTTGTGTTTTAAGAAAAAACCAACATAGCTGTTGCTAGCGCTCTGAAATGCCTGTACCTTCCATCTACCAGGTGATTCAAATATTGTTTGATCACTAGTTTGATTTTCAGCCATCTTAACGCGAAGCTGAATTGCCATTGGATATGTACCTCCCGACTGGATTAGTCGCCATGGCGCTCTTATTAGCTCCGCTGGCTCTGTTGAACCACTGGGCAAGCCATTCCAACCAACTTTTAGCGCGTAGTTAAATCGCTCATATTGAAGGTCTGTTTTAGAATCAAATTCCGGCTCAGGTCCTCCATACTCTCGAATACGAAGAATTGTTTGTGGAATACCAAAACAGTTTATTAAGGCTCTTACACCTCTTTCCGTACCCTTTGTTTTTAAGAGGTGTGGTAGGTTGTTAATGATCCTTTTCCAAGTTTCTTTAGTCTTATCATCACTAGTTGCGTCATACTGTGAGCCGTAGGTTGAAGTAAGTGATCCACTAACTCCTGTGCCTAAGGTGTATGCCCACAGCTCATCTAATACGTTACCATTTTCAAAATCAATCCCTAAATTTTTGGCAACGTGATAAATTAAATCTCTACTAAATCCTTCATACGTTGATTGATTACGATCATATGTTTGAGTAATGTGCTTTATGTAAAGCATCATTGTATCAAAATAATGACCCATCATGTTGACTAACAGCGTATACTCATCGTTTGCACTATCCTCTAGGACGTGAGCCGGTATTAGTCTGTATAAGGCTTGTTCGTTATTTTGGTCGTATAAACTAGCTGATGAGTATATTCCATCCCACCACTCTTCAACCTGTGAGGACGTTACCGAATAATTTACATAAGGTTTAGTTATAGTAGTTTTTGGCCAAGTTGTTGGATAAAACTCACCATAACTACTACTTTCGTAGCTACTAGATTGATTGTAAAGATACTTTTCATATGAATCAAAGCTACCAATTAAAGCTGCACGCTTTGTTTGAGCGTTGATTACATTTGTTTGATAGGTAGCACTACCCGTTACACTACTGTTAGGTGAGCCTATCAGGTTAGTTGTAAGTTCTGCAATTCGTGCGTCATAGTTTTCAAGTAAGCTCATTTTGTACTTGAAATTCTCTAAACGCTCTGCTGCGGATCCTAGTGTGGTATAATTTTCAAACCTACGATAATCGGTGTTAAGGTTAACTCCTTCAATCAAAGACCCACTCAAAAGGCTGTTTATAATAGCCTCCGTTGTTGGAGTGTTTGTTGATAGTATGTCGTCCCAATCCTTATAAGGCGTTGTAACAGTTGTCTGTGTTTTATTTAACACATCCCAGTTAGCTCCAGCAATTATTGTTTGCCTTCTTTTTGGTTTTGGTGGAACAACGGTTATTGTGTCTATAATTGGCTCACTTACTTGTTGAGCGATCCATACATTTTCTCCTAAAGTTACATTTGCTGGTAGTGGAGATGCAAACTTTAATACTATTGAATACGGGTCAAGTGTGATTGTGAATTTATCTTGAACATAGTCAAATATACGATACGCTTGCGTTCCAGTAGATGTTTGTCTTAATAAGAATAGGTTAGGAAGAACTTGAGCTTTAGGTAGTTGAAATAGTTTAGTACTAAAGAACTCAAGGTAATTTGCATTGTTTAGGTTTGCGCTTGGTACGGCTACAATTCGAGCTTCCAAACCATCTGAGCTAATCTCCTGTATCTCTACCTTATGCCCATCTCCAGATCCTAGTATATTTCTGTGAAACTTGTACTGTACATTATACTTTCCAGAAACGTATCCAAGATTCTTAATATCTGCTTCAACGTCTAGCGTTATATCATTACCCGTTTTTGTATACGTAGAAACTCTGAAGTTACTTTCTAAATAAACACCAACTGCGTTAGAAACATCTAAAACTACTACATCATTAGGATACCTATCAACATCACCTGGTTCCAACCCAAAGGGCTTTACATTATTTGCTTGTGGTGATTGTGGAGCGGGTGGTCGTGTCGTTGGCGTTTGTCCAAGCGGCATTGGTGCTGCTGGTAAATCCAGTCTTCCAGGCTTTGGTTGTAAAGAGCCTGGAGGTATCGTCGATACGTTCTGTATATTTTTCTTAGCCACGTATTTTTAATATAAATATGTTCCTACACAAGTTATGGCTGTGTTTCTGTTGCGCCTTGTGTATCTTCTGGAATTTGTACGTCATCTATTTGATCATCCACTGGAATGACTCCTTCAATGTTCTCAATACGGTCTCCACTGGCATCTTCAGTACCGACAACACCTTTTTCAAATTGGTTGATTTCTTCTTGAGGTGGTGGTTGTGGAAGATCTCTTGATGCCTGACGCACTCCACGAGAGTAATCTTCAGTAACCCTATTAAGAGTGTATATGTCGATTCCTGGCATTTGTGGTATTGACTTAGGCATTTGATAATCGTACACAAATGTGCCTGGTTGAGATGTATCGTTGACGTTCTCAAATAGTCGTCTTTTTCTTAAACCCAGTACTGTAAAATCTGCTGGTGGTAGATAATAGCTAACGTATTGGTCACTAGCTCCCGCTCCAAGAGGCATTAGTTGAAACTTTGCTAGGGTCATTCCACACCTAGGATAACCATACTCCAAAGCTGGTCTATTGTTTGAGTCGGCAGCTGCTGTTGAAAAATCATTACGATATATCTCGGACTTAGTCCATCCCTTAGACTCTGGTTGAGAGTCTTCTATTGCATCTGATGTGTGGGTAAAGGTTACCAATACCTCTACTGATCTTGTATTCTTAGGTACCTCTACAGTTGCGCCAACTCCAAACATTGCTGCGGCTCCAAAGTCTTCTAGTGCCTTGTAAGTTCTCTTATTATCTATTTCAGAATTTGTTGGCGATCCATAGCTTTGTGGTGCAGGTTTTGGAAAATACCTTCCTCCTTCTTTGAATGGAACCTTCTTTATGAAGAAAGCTGCGTTTCTATCCATACCCTCTACATCAACTGCAAATATTCGGGCTTTATCGTTGTCTACGCGAATTGTTTCGTATATTGGTGTGCTTGCAAGTGTTACTTTAATTTCGCCGTCAACGCTTTCAAGTGCAATTTTCATATTGCGATATGCTTTTCTTCGCTGATACTGTTTGAACTCCTCAACATCTATGTTTTCAAAAGGCTCACCACCCAAATCGGCAGTTGTTAGTGGTATAGTGAGCCTTCGTGCAGCATCAGTTAATCCATTAAACCAATTATCAATCGTCCACGATCCATTACCCCCTATAATCTGCTCAGCAAAGTCGTCGGAATACCCGTAGTCATTAAATACGTTTTTGAATATTCTACGCTTATTGGCACCACCGGTAAAATTGTTGAGTTTGAGTGTGTAGTTGTAACCTACTAGCCGTTCACTAGGAATGGCTGGGTTTGGTGACATTAGGTTTAGTAGTGCATTTGTATCAGAGTACTTTTGTCCGTATATCTTAATAGTGTTGTTGTTGGTGATAAACATATCAAAAATAGGATACCACGTAATTGGTAAAAACGACTTCTCTTTAACAGCAAACACATCAATAGCATCTGGTCCAGAAAGATCGTGTCTTTCTATTTCGTTGTTATTTGCGTTTTTCATTATGAGAGATACAGTTGTAATATCCTGCACTAGTGGTATTATCTCGATAACCGTATCTTTTAGTAATTCAATACGATTATCCTTACTATTCTGCAGTCTGCTAGAAACTTCATAACTAGTGTTAACAAACCAGTTAAACAGCTCCTTTCCATTCTCCGTAGTAGCTTTAATTTGATATCCAGTTATGCCAGCTCCTACGTATGCAAAAAACTGTGCTTGCAATTTGCTGAGTCCTAAAACCTTTCCATCAACTACTGCATCAACATCCGATAAGTCGATAGTTTGAGATGCTACTGAGGTTTCGTTTCCTCCATCCTTTTTGAATTTTAACTTATCCCGAGTAATGTAAGTCAGCATCTGACTTTCTACCTCATTTGTAATTCCGATCAAGTTTGGATTAAGATTTCTATTATATAAATCTAACCACTTTAATCCAGGAAAGAAAGCAGCAAACTTTCCAGTCTCGATATCTTCGTTTGGTACAATTTGAGCTGGTAGCGATCTACTCATCCACGACATCCAATCAGGCAACACTTCATTATGAGTTGTGTTTTTGTTCAAATCATACCAGTTTGGATCTTTACCTTTCCATGTGTTTATAATGTTGAATAATAAGCCACTATGTCCCGCTTGAGAAAAGCGAAAGTCTTCTGGAGTTCCTGGTTGTACTTTAGAAAAGCCAAAATCCCAATAACATGAGTTTGGAAGACTTCCAAAGTTATAAGTTACCGGAATACTGTCAATAAAATTTCTAGTAATAATATCTTCGCTGACATTCCACTCAACCGTTGATGATCCGTTTTTAAGGAGATTCTTAAATAATTTTGGATGGTTTTTTGGATCAACAACTACTAATTCAATTTCTGTAGATGTTGTTGTTCCGTATGCATTAGACACTTCACAAGTGTATATTCCACTAACATTCTCATTAACCTCCTCAGGGAATAGGGCCATCCCAGAAATACCCTTTCCGTTGTTAAGTGAGTTAACTTCTACAATTGAAGCTCCATTACGTTTCCAAGCGTAGCGAAGTCTACTATCATCTCCTCGTAAATCAGGATCAACTAGCGATGGATCTTCAGCTATTACAAATAATTCAATAGCTGTTCCTGCTAGTACTGTAAATCTACCGAATATAGGTTCGATTTCTGAGTAGCTAGGTTCTCCGTTAATGTACTCACCAATCCAGGTTTTTTGTCTTACGTTTTTATCTAAGTCAGATACAATTGCTGGTGGTACGGGTGCCTCCGGCATTAAGAAAAAGTCCCCTGCTCTTAAAGCTTGATCTTCGAGTGGTGGTGACAGTTTTGCTGTTATCTTTTTCATATCTGAGTTTGTTCATCACTTATTCGCGCATACGTTACTGTATAGCTAGCACCATCAAGCCCTCTACCTGCAACTGGTGTTCCATTAAAGTTAGTTCCTATTTGTGGCGCTACACTTACTGCGTATAAGCTTACTGTCCAATCGGGATTAGGAATCTTCTTGCTTGTCTGTATGTTTGCTGTAATAACGTCAACACTCCACTTTGCTTTTAGTTGCAGAAGGCTTAAGCTTCCACTAGCTGCAAATACATATTCAGTTATGTCTTTTTCAAACATAGGTCGTTTTGCCAATACTGCTGAGTAATCTGTCGATATTTCTCCTGCTGCTGGTGGTACTATTCCACTAGCAGAGACATATCCTTCAAACATGCTGCTCAGGTTGCGTTGCAAGCGTACATCAAAGCTTGCTGATGCTAGCACACTACTGCTCGGCAAGCTACTACTAATTGCCAGTAGGGCCTGCTCTCCAACAAATGGTCCGGAGTATTCAACCTCTGGTATTCCAAGTCCTCCTCTAAATGCTGATGTTGTTGCCATCCTACTTGGAATGCTAAAATAGAAGCTACCATACTCGTCAATTCCGTAATCAGTTACTTCAAATACCTCCTCAAAACCTTTTGATTGATCAGCAAATAATTTTACTGGTTTATCTTGAGAATAGTCAACAACAAGATTGAACCTATTAGTATACTGTTCAAATAATACGTTTCCTATAAAAGGAGGAATTGGTGGATTTCCGGCTGGTCGAGTTAGATAGTGTAGCGTGTAGCTAAACCTATTCTTCCATAAACCAACTTTAGTACGTGACTTACTTATTGGTGGTACAAACTCTGTTACCTGAGTTATAACCGGTCCTGATATCCTTTCAGCTGCTGTCTGTAGTGATGCCGATTGTGCTGGTGTTACTTGACTTCCACTAGGAAGCTTATAAACAAGATCTGTATAATTGTCTAATGAGTTGTTTATAATAGTTGTTGTTGCAGGATAGTCTACTAATCCCACTCCATATGCGGACACTTTTGCTCCTTCACTAAAAGGGAATATTGAGTTTGGTGTTGCAAAGAGGGTTGTCGGAGATGGTGTTGGTTGGTCTGGAGGTAGTCCAGATAACTCAACCTTGAATCTCATGGAAGTCTTGTTTGTTGTGATCAATCTTCCATCTGCCTGCACAAGTACATTGGGGTTTGAGTTATGCTCAAAATACACCATTAGTGTGCGCTTTAGTAATCCCTTTGGATCAAATACTGCGTCTGGATCTAATGCACTTGGCAGCTTAACTTCTGGACGATTGTTTTTGTTGAAGATTGCTGAGGTGTAGTATTTGGTGTCTGCAGCGTTCTGTCTCTCTATCGGAAGAAGGGCTAATGCCAGTCCTGTCACAGCTACACGTGGTGGTGGCGCTAGTGGTACTTGCTCTACGAGTGGTCGATCTTTATACTTTTCTACACTTGCTATTGTCGATCTAATAAACCCAACTTCACTGTTAGATCCTTCTTGCTTGAATGTTCCTTTTTTGTAATTCTTTTCCCAACTTACTGTTTCCCAAATTCGATCTGAGCCTGTGTTTTCGTAATCTTGAATATCAAATAGACGAAGATCGTCCGTATAAAAGTGTATTCCAATTCTTATTTTAGTAGTTTTTGGATTCAATCGTTCCAATACTACTCGATTAAATTCCAAGTATTGACCATGTGTTGGGCGTTTGTTGGGATCTGGATATAACTCATCCGCTGTAAATAATACAGCATCATACCCGTTTCCTTGTGATGTTAATTGCACAAAGGTTGGTGAAGGTGGGGGAATGTCGGGTACTTGTTGTAATAATCCATTTGGACCTATTTGCGGTTGAAATGGTGATAAGGGTAAATCTGGTGCAGATAAAGGTCCTGGTATAATTGGTAGGTCGCCACTTCCTAATCTATATATGTCCACAGGGTAATACTGCTTTCCGTAATTATTGGATAGCCTTTTAGTCCATGGATCTTGTAATGTTATTGTGTTTGCTTGTCTTTGTGTTTGACCTTTGTCGTTTAGAATTCTACTCACCAATCGAGTCTCGTTGTCGTATTCTTCAAGAGTTACATACACTCTATCCACAACAAAACCTGGGCCTGCCATAAGGAAGTTTTCTAAACTAATACGTGGTGCTCCTAAAAAATAATTTATTGGGTTTGTTTTAGTTTCAAGAAGCAATGCCTCCTTTGTAGGCACATAGGAACTTACAGCGTTACCGATATAGCATCCAAAAACAGCTCGAACACCATCAATACCGTATACACTTCCTTTTATAAAATCTTGAATCTCAGATACGTCAATATCTTGATAAGTCTTTACATAAAACTTCCCACCAGCTTTTTCAAATTTGTAGACGTCTCTCGAAAAATAACCACCTCTTCCTGTTCCAAGAAATTGTCTTTCGTAATTAATACCCTTTACAACGCTTTGCTCTAACTGGTAAGGTCGTGGGTGCATTGTGTCGATGTTGTATCCAAATAAATCAACTCTATATGGTGTTCGCAAGTCTACTGTTGGCTTTTTTGAAAAGCTCCTTGCAACAAATTCTGAGGTATCTCCCTCCCAACCATCGGTTCCGTCAGTAGCACTTCCATTAGTAACAAGGTTTCTGTAAAAGTAAGAATCAAGATCGAGATTGTATACTTCGATTGTTACTGGCTCTGATATTACCGAACCTATGTCGTTTGATATTTCAATTGTATAGGTTCCTGCATCATTTGGATGGATTCGTTCAAACCTAATAACACTACCGGACATTATTGTTTGATGTCCTGGCACCTGGGAGTAGGTCCTTACAATTGCTTCGTCCTGCCTCCACTGATAGTATAAGTCCTGACTTGCTTCCTTTATTACTGGAACACCATTTTCTATGTTAAAGGTGTTTGGCTGTACCGCTTCTATTCTCAACTCAAAGGTCGTACCTTTGGCTACTTTAATTGTTCCGTCTGGAAAGTGATACAAAAACTTACCAGTTGCATCTGCAGTTGCTGATGATCTAATCTTAGGACGAGATGCTTCGGCAATGGGTTTAGTAATGATAGGTGGCTCGTTTATAATAACTGGCAACAGATCGTATGTAGTAAGATTTTCGTCTATACTACTAGTTGGCACGATGGTAATACTCCCTGTTCTAGTTGCAGAAATATTATCATTCAAGTCGCCATTTAATGTACCATCTATATTTCTCATTGATTTCTTGAAACCTTAAATACCCAATTGTTATCATATATAGTAGATCCATAGGATCCTGAGTTTGGTATTTTCAATACCACTTTATAGAATCGCTCTGGTTGAAAACTTTCTAGTGGTATGTTGAAGTAGTTGCTAGTAGCGTCTGCACTAAGTTTGGTGTAATTGCTAAATCCAATAACAGCATCATCTGTGTGCGCACTATATATTGCATACTGGGATCCAGATGGTAGTCTGTATCTATCTAAGTAGGCAGATGATGTTGAGAATGTTGGAACAACATATCGTGGTCTTGCAGAAAATCTTATTCTAGGAGTTGATGACTCTTTGTATTCTGGTTGCAAGTCTATCGCTACAATGTTATATTCAGCTTCCTGGTTTATAGGTGATAAGGTCGTATTGTATACGCTCTCATCGTACTTAGCTTCTAGTACTGGTGAGTATATTGTGTTTGTATCCTTACTAAAGAATTTTATACTCTTAAAGGTTAGTAATGAGGTTTCGTCTGCTTGTGCTTTCTTTAATAGGAAACCATTAAAAGAAATTGATCCAGATTGTACCTGATTCATTATCGAAGTAACGTCCATGTCTATGTCCGCTGCTTTGTAGCTAAAAGATTGGGTAGCAAAGGATGATGTGTACCAAGTACCTCCTCCAGGTGTTACTTGATAGGATGCGGTGGTTAGTGCTGCAAAGGATGATGTTGTCCACGCTGTTACTGGAGATATCTTTCCGTCTCGATAGTACCAACTTACTCCTTCTGTTGTTTGTGGAAGATTACCGTATCGACCAATTCCCATACTCCAACTCTGAGCTACGGGAAAGCAGTATAGTATGTACTCTAAAGGTACTTCTTGCTCTTCGGTTCCATACAATTTAAGATTCCACTTAAATGTATTTGGATTAAGTCCCATATCCACAATGCTAGCGGATATTGCTGTGTAGTCAAAGTCAATTAACACGCGGGAGTTGAAGCTTCCAGTGCCTTCAATTACTTTAGCAATATCTAGAACAGCATCTAGTCCTGTATTCCTTTCGGGATACTTTTCGTACATGGTTGCGTCCTTTTTTGGGTAGAATCTTAGTATCATCTTAGAATGTTGCTATGCGTCCTTTAATATCGTTATCTGGAAACTTTACCTCAAATACGGCTGGGTCAAGGCTTGGATATATAATTCCGTTTCGTGTTGCCTCATTTATGTTGTATACTACATTACTATAGTTGAGTAGTTCATCGTTGAGATTTTTGATACGAACTGCAGTTACAGTTTGCACTCCATTAACTCTAAGCAATAGGTTATATATGTCTCCGTAAATTATTGGTTGGTTTATTTGCCAATTATCTATTGCGAAAAACTCTTTCAAAGCAGTTATACAACCTAGTAATACTTCGTTTGCATTATAGTTAGGGATTGGAATAATATCAAAATCAACACCTATATTAACAATATATGCATCTCTAATATTGATACTATCTGTCAACATTTTATATTGAGATAGGTACGTTTTAAGGTTTTCCTTTATTGCTCGATTTGCTACTGCGCATTGTTTGTTGTTGTTATAACCCAGCACATACATATTCATTGCAAGTGGATTTGCAACTGTATCGTTCACTTCTGAGGAGCCTACGTTTGATTGCTCATCTGGTGTAATAAACACCTTAGCAACGCTACCATATATGTTTGGCATTGCATAGGATCTGACAATATAATCTTCCCGAGTGATTGCTCGATTCTGCGATGCAAACTGGGCTAAAGTGTTTTCACGAATCTCATCTAAAGTTTCTTGACTACGACCACCAGCTGCTGCAATTGGATTATTTATTGCTACTGAGTTTAGTATGTTTGCGTTAAGTGCTCCAGTTGTTTGAGGGAAGTTGCTTGTATTTGCATTTATAGCTACAACCTCGGTTATAGTGTTGCTAGGTACGTTAGATGCAACTCCTCCACCAACTAGATAGGTTACTGTAAGTGTTGTGTTTGATGGAGCTATACCATACGCTTGTGTAAATATCGGTGATTGTGGATCTATTGATGCATCTATATCATCCTTTCCAGTTGGCAAGGTTAGGCCTATATTTTCTGGAGTCGCTAGTAATTCTTCGTCAGGTGACGAACTCACACCGGATCCAAACTGAACCTCTAATCCAGTCTCAGTGACTCTTGAAATGAATCGACGTGGTACTTTTTTAAGCTTTAATAAGTATGGTGTTTCTTCACTGTACACTGCAGCGTCTGGATCGTTGTATGAGGTGTTTGTTACCTTTTCAAAAATAGTATCCTGTGCTAGATATGGAACCTCATACCAAGTGTGTCCATCCGAATCTACAATACTATCGATTGCGATGAGGTTTGGATTTTCAATTTGAAACTTAAAGAACTTCTTAGTACCAGTAACGACTATGTCTGTAGTTTGTGGTTGTGCTGAGATTGCCTTGACGTTCTTCTTTGCTAGGTAGTAGTTGGGAAGATTGTTTGCGTCTACCGTATATACAGAGTACTCTGTTGGAGAGTAAAGGTTGTCGATAGAAAAGTCAATAGCTTCTTGTACAATGAACTCTACACCACCAGCACTACTGCGTCCTCTCATTCCGGATGGAATCTTTAGTGCGTATCTAGGATCTGGAGCTACTGCGTCCAAACTTCCTGAAGCAGGGAATAGTTGGTACACATCTAAGTTAACCTGAGCTGGAACACTGATCTTTGGTTTGTAACCCATTGCTCCTGCAATTGCGAGCACATTCCTTCTCTCTGTAGCGTGTAAGAGCATACTCTCTTTAAGCTGAGAGTCTATGTAGTAGTTTAATACATCTCCAACATATGCAGCCATCTCAACAAACATCATTCCTGGTGATGCTTCATTGAAGTCGTTGTATGTGTTAGGATAGTATACTTTTGCAAACTCAATCAATCCACTTTTAAGTGAATCAAAATCTCTACCTAAGTACTTAATATCCTTTGATGTTGTTTTTGATATATTAGCCATTCTGTTCTTGGTTTATGATCTCAAGCTGGATAGATCTTGTATCCACCTCATTGCCAACTAAACTTATAGAGAGTGTTATGTTTACTCGGTTATTGTCCTCACTTGGTTCTACCATAAGCTCATTAATAAATACGTACGGTAACCAAAAGCTAAACGCTTGACGGATAGTTAGGTCGATCTTATTAACCATCTCCTCAGTTATATTATCAAATACAACTTTTCTTAAATCGCATCCAAACTCCGGTTGCATCACGCGTTCACCTTTGTTTGTTAGTAATAGATTTTTAGCATTTGCAATGGCTTGATCTATCGATAGATAATTTAGCTTAAAGGTAGCCCCATTAGAACCTACTAATGGTAAGTCAAGCCCAATGGCTACATCGGGTTCGAAATCTAAGGGGTTTATTTGTACTTCAATTGCCATTATCTACCTCCACCAGCGTGCGCATCGGCCGCTTTCATTACTGCTGAATAATCTTTTACGAAGTTCATAGTTGGATCACCATATCCAGTAGAAGCTGGTAATGGTGACTCATCGTCCATCATGCTCATTAAGCTACTTGGATCTGCTTGAGGAACGTGTGCTGATGTCATTGGTCCTCCATTCATATCTGGCCACTCTTCCTCTGCATCATACTGATTTCCTGCCATGCCCATTGCTGTCTCATTAAGTAAATCACCTAACGGACCGTCGAAGGATACAATTGGTGTTGTACGCTTTGGTGGCTTTGGTGCAGGTGCTGATTTTATTGATTTTGGTGTTGTCGTTTTTGTAGGACCTTTAATCTCTGTAATCGTTGACTGTAATCCTTCCTTGAGGATCTCTGTCAACTCTTCTTGTATAACCGATCTCACCTCTTCTCGGACAACTTTTCGCATAAGTTGTACTAACGCTGTTGCTTTCATAGTGATGTTTTTAATATAAATAGTTGTGTTTTTATTTGTACCCTTGGAATGGGATTGGTACTATTCCCGTATTAGCTGGTGGAATAATTAGACCAGACATAGCGGCTACTTGGTTTTCAAAGCTCTTTCCTAACTCATTAACCAAACCTGTTACACCATCCTCCGGCAACGCGTTCATAGGTTTGAAAGGACCTATGGTTAGTGTTAAGTGATTGGTGCCAGTATTACCTTGCCATGTTGCTCCAGTCCAGAATAGTCGGGCTGCTAATCCCATTGCTATCGACATCACCTTAGCATCCACATTTACTGCTCGCTCTTTTATTTTTTCTAACTCCAACTCGTAAGTGGCTTTTTTCTTTTCAAACTTTTGTTGGAGTTTTGCTTTTTGCTTTTCAATAAAAATCTCCACCTTAGATTGTACAAATTGTATAAATTTGTCTAGTGCTTTTTTGAGTTCGGTTAACATGAATTTGATAAAAGATTCCTTTTTACTTAGCACTTGATTCCATTCCGTTAATACCTCAAATCCCTTTTTTGTAACATACTTTGTTGAGAAGGTATCTCTTTGATTTTGTATGGCTGTCTCTATTTGCGTTGCGGCTTCTTTTACTGATGCATCAGTGAGACTCTTCAGTAATTCACGAACTCCACCTAGGTATTTTTTTTCTGTCTTGTATAGAAATGTCACAACCTCCGTTGATTCTAGCATTTTAATTATACCATCTGAGGAAAGTGTGTCATCGACAAATGCCTTTATAGCTTCTACAGTGGTTGGTGGTGAATCAAATACTTTTACAAACTGACTCCACAGTGTTGCATATTGACTACCCGAATTAGTAAGCGCTTGTGTAAAGCCCTTTACCTCGGTAAGAAATACCTGTCCTGCAGGAGTCTTGGTTATTTCTTTGAATAGTATTATAAGTCCGTTAATTAGTGCATCAACTACTCCAATGGTTTTCATTTGTGACTCAAACTCATCCTTTTCCTGTTTTAGTCCGGCAATCTTTGCTTGATCATCTCCTGCTTCCAGCATTAAGTATCCGTAGATTCCATCGGCTATATTTTTAATGTGTGGTCGATTTTGTGGAAACGCGAAAACTTTCTTTTGAAATATATTCCCAAATAATCCTTGCGATCCTCGAGCTGCTTTACCTATAAATTGACCTAGTTTCTGATAGTATTGTATTGTCTTCTTAAACTCCTCTATGCGTTGTTTTTTTGCTTCGATAATCATTTTTCGATTCTCAGCATCTTCTAGCTTTTTCTTTTGATAACCCTTGAGTGGTATTTGGAACTTTTGAACCTTCTCTTCAATGTAGGTCTTTGCCTTTTTATACAAACGCGATGCCCACACAATTGCCTTTTTTATAAGTGGATCAACTTTTTTTATAAGTTCATTCAACAAGTCCTGCATAGACACCTTTACCTTAACAGCATACCTACCTAGTTTGCTGTACTTAATCTTTTCTCCCACATTTGATGCCTTATCAGCTATACCAGCTACACCACTCTTTGCCCAAGCTACTTTTTTTCCAATTGGACCTTTAGATTCTGAAATCTCTTGTAATAGTGAGAGTAGATCTTTAGTCTCGGCGACCAGATCTTGGATT